TTCCTTGCCGAGCAGTTCGGCGTGCGCTTCCTCGATAAGCCGCGCCGCCTCGCCGAGCCCTTCGTACTTGGACTTGAGCATCGTGTGGCGCTCGCCGAGTTCCTGCATCGACGTGCATTTCAATTGCACGAGGTCGAGCAGCGTTTGGCTTCGGGCCGCCTCGATTTTTTCGAGAGCGGCAGCGCGCAGCTTCTCGATCATCAGTACCCCATTTTTCGCTTTGCGCGCTCGAAGGCCGCAGCAACCACGCGCCGCGACTGTTCCTCGTTGAGCCCGTGGCCCGCGCACATATGCGAGCAGGTGTTCCAGATTTCTTTTTCTTCGCCAATATTTATCATCACCATCACGGTGGCGAGAAGTCGCTCCTCGACCAGCGACATGCGGATCGTGTACGGGCGTTCGTTCTCCTCGGTCTTGCGCAGCGCAAGCATCAGCACTTCCCGCCCTTCTTCATGGGCATGGGAATCTTCGGCACCTTCGCCGACTTGCGCATCATCTTCGGCTTTGCGGGCTGCATCTTTTTCATGCGCGCCTCCTAATACTGCGGGTTGCCGCCGCGCGGCGACTTGGCGACCTTCTGGCCGTGGCCCTGCCGCACCTTGGCAGCACCGCCGATGGCGTAGTGGCCGACCTTGCCGCCGTCCTTGAGCCGCGTCTTGGGCTGCCCCTTATGGAGATGCGATTCATGGCGATGCACGGCCTTCTTGACCGTCTCCTTGTCCGCCCGCTTGTCGCGCTCCATCATGCGCGCGACCATGCCGCGCGGCGCCGACATGGCCTTCACCTTCCCGCCGCGCGCATAGGCGCCCATCTCGGAACCGGCTTCCTTGCCCGTCGGCCGCTTGTACACGTCGGCCGGACCCTTGGGCACGACGCGCGCCGCCGGCTTGTTGAGGCCGCCCATCTCCATCGCGAGGTTCGAGCGCGGGCCACCGTTGCCCATGAGTGCCGCAGCCGCCTTGCGCCGCGAGTCCAGACGGTCCTTCATTGCAGTCTCCTTGTCAGGATTGCCTCGGCCTCGGGCCGGGCGGGATTGAGATTGTCGGCGACGGACGCGAACGCCTTGACGCGCTCCGTCCGCTCGCGGCTTGCCATGCGCGCAAGTTCCGTGTCGCGCTTCACGTCGGTCTTGTAGCGGTCGGACGCGGCGTTAATCATCGCCACTTCCAAGCGGCCCTTGACCTCCTGCGCCCGCGACTGAGCCTCGGCCAGAACGGCGGCCATCTGCGGGTCCGTCGGCGTGCCCGGCGCACCGGACTGCGCCTTGAGGATTTCAGCCGCCTTGGCCGTGAGCATCGCAACCTGGTTCTCGATCTCGGGCGGCAACTGCATGCCGGGCGGCGGCAGCGGGATGCCAAGCACCTTCTCGATCTTCTTGCGGAACGCTTGCGCCATATGCTCGGAAATGTGCGCCGCCATCGCAGGATCCTGCGCCAGCGCCGTATGCACCATGATATGCGCCTCGTCGTCCTGCCACGGCCCCACGGCGACGGGCTTGCCTGTCATCACGGCCATGTTCTCGGAAACGGGGTCCATCGGCATGGCTTGCTGCGGCATCGGCAGCAGGCGGTCGATCTCGGACGGGTCGGTGTTCATCGCCACATAAAATTGGCGATACGCCTCGTGCATGTTGTGAAGCTGCGGGGCCTGCATCGCCATGCGCAGTCGCGCCTCGGCGCGCACGAAACGCTGCGTGCCGGAACCGTAGTTGGGGTCCGACACGGGCATGATGTCGCTGTTGTCGAGGAAGTCGTTGCGCGTGACCGCCGCCATGCCGCCCTGCACGGGGAACGGATAGGGCGCATTGGCAGGCAGGTACTCGCCGAACAACTCGGCGAACAGGCGCAACTCCTGCCGCATGGACCGATGCAGCCGCTTGACCACGCCGGACTCGACGCGCGTGGCGGCTTCCAGAAGCGCCATCGTCGTGCCGACCGGCGCGTCCTGCCGTCCGTCGCCGACCGCGATCTCCGACGTGTTGGCCGTGCGCCGCGCGTCCTCCACGATCTCGCGCCGCAACTCGCGCAACTGCTGCGAGGGCTCTTTGTACGGCAGCGGCTTGATGGCTTGGTCGAGCGGCATGCCGCCCGTGTCCACCTCGGGGAACTCCGTCGGCCCGATGCGGATGTTGTTCTTCGTCATCCGCACGCCCTTCATGCGGACGCCGCCGGGGAAGTTGACCAGCGTGCCGGCGTCGAGCAACTGACGCAGCGCGGTCGTGGCGGTCTTGGTCTGCTGGCCGAGCAGATGGACGAGGCCGAAGCCGTAGAAGCCGAGGCCCGGCAGGAATTTGTAGTGGACGAAATAGTTGCGCTTGCGGAACTTCGGGTCGTTCGGCTTCCAGTTGCGGTAGACCGCGAGAACCTTCTGGCTCTCCTTCTCGATCACGACGCGGTACGGAATCGGGATGCCCGACTTCTTCCCGTCGATCATGTGGGCGAACTGCGGGATGTCGAGATCCACATGGCTCTCGTAGATCGGCATCCGGTCGTCGTTCTCGGGGATGACGGGCTGCTTGCCTTCCACGCGATCGACAGCCATCGACACCGTGGACTGGTTCGCACTCGTCGTCTGGTCCGGGGTCGGCAGCGTCACGTCGAGCCACTGTCCCGACTTCTGCATGGCGCGCACGTCGCGCTGGTACATATCGATCTTGTGCGTGACGCGCGGGCAGGTGGCGATGTCGGTCGTGTTGTAGGAGACGATCAGGTCGTTGGGCGTCAGGAACGGCGACACCGCGCGGCCCATCAGCGGGTCGTAGTAGACCTTCTTGAACGTGCTCCCGACGAGCCCGTGCCACAGGAGCATCTGGTCGTAGTCGGGGTAGAACTCGGGCGATTCCTCGGTCAAGAACCAGTTGAAGAACTGCTGTTTGCGGGACGCCCGCTCCTCGCGCTGCTCCGTCGCCACGCCAAGGATCGCCGACTTGACCGGCCCTTGCGGCGGCAGCATCTCCGCACTCGCGTTCGCCTGATACCGCACGAGCGCGTCGAGCATGACGGACTCGGTGACGGCGGCGGCACCTTTGAACGGGAAGTCCAGATCCTCGATCTTGAGGCCGAGAAGTTTGATGCCCTGCGCCGTCTGGTCGCGCCATTCCGTCGAGCTTTGCCAGTCGGCCTCGATCTGCTCCGACAACTTGTTGGCGATGTCGCTCTTTTCCTGATCGGTCAGGACGGCGGCGAGGTTGGCATCGAAGGGGAGGTCGGCACCTGTGTTGAGCGCCGGCGCCTGCGGGTCAAGGTCGATCTCGACGCTGCCATCTTCCATGTCGGTCGCCGCGGCGCCGTCCACGATCTCGGGGCCGCCAAGCGGCACCTCTACGTCAGCCGGACCTTGCGCCGCCTCGACAATCGCCCGGCCCGCGTCGAACACGAGCGGGTCGCCGGGCTCGGCCTTGTCTGTCTGCTGGCGGCGGGCGCGCGGAGGCATATGGTTCCTAGGTCCGTGGGATACCAGATATGGACCCTAGCACAACCCCTTGGGGCCGTGCAACGCCTGACCTCAATACAGCGGTCCATCCTCCGCAGGCGCCATGTCCGCCGGCTCGCCCGGATCCTCGGGGTGCGCGATCCAACCCGAGTATTGCAGCCGCAGCAACGCCTGCGTCAGCGTGTCCACGATGTCGCGGCTCTCGGCGTTGGGGAACAGCAGGCATTGGTCCAGCAAGAGCTTGGCATACCCCTTGTACTCGCCGTCCGGCCGCACCGGCAGCCACACGCGACCGGCTTCGATAAGGTGCGTAATGAGCCGCACGCGCTGCATCTTGTCGCCGAATTTGTCGGGCACGAACTTCGTAAACACCTCGCCCGTCCGGCTCAATTCCTGCGTAACCGAAATGCCCGACGCCTTGCCCTCGACCAGATTCATGTCCGGCTTGTACTTGCGGTCCTTGTCGGGCACGGCGCCGAGCACGTCGCAGCGGTAGTCCTTCGCCATGTTCGACATGATGCGCCGCAGTTCCGGGTACTCCCACCTGCCGCGGAAGCAGTTGAGCAGCAACAGGTTCGGCACCCTGCCAAGTGCGTCGGTGTCCCCAGGGGTCGCGCCCTGCATCCACTCCCGCTCGTCTTGGTAGTTGCGCATGAACACGCCCCAGACCGTGCAGGCCGAGTACGCCGCCTTGTCCTTCTCCGACAGCGCCGTGTCCCAACTCGTCAGCACCATCTCCAGCTTGGGGCTCTGCGGCGCGGTCCATTTGCGGAACCACTCGCGCTTGAACATGCCGCCGGCCTCGGGGGCGGGGCGCTGTTGAAGCTGGCCGGCGATCGCGTAACTGGATGCCAGGCCTCGCTTGAGAACCTTCAATTCCTTCGGGCCGACACGCGCTTCGCAAAGCAACTCGCCTTCTACAGTCCGCGGGTCTGCCCACTTGCGCCCCTTCGTGCTCGGCAGAGGAACCGTTACGCACCGGCTTTTGGGCTCAAACTCCATTGCCAAACAGAGATGCACCCAATCTTCTTTCTCGGTTTTGAGAATGTGGCCGGTCAGATCGCGTTCGTGAAGCCGCTGTTGGATGACGACTCGCTTGCCGGTTTTGAAGTTGTTGAGGCGCGTCGGCATAACGTCAGTCCACCAAGACAGCGTGCTCTCAAGCACTTGATCGCTTAGGTTGCGGCTGTCGTTCGGATCGTCAACGATAACCAGATCTCCGCCGTCGCCCATAGTCCGCGCGTCAACGGACGTTGCGATGCGATGGCCGCCTTGATCGTTCTCTACCCGCTCCTTGGTGTTCTGGTCGCCCGACAGAGAAAAAAGATTTCCCCACCTTGCCTGAAACCAACGGCTGTCGATCAGGCGCCGCGAGCGCACGTTGTCTCGGCGCGTCAGGTCGAAGGCGTAAGAACTAAATACCCATTGCAAAGATGGGTTCTGAATCCAGCACCAAACTGGAAAGTAGACGCAGCAAAGCGAACTTTTACTGAACCTCGGTGGAATATTAATTAAGAGATTTCTAATCTCTCCGC